AGAGAAATCTAAGTGCTTTTTTCGTACTCAGAAAGGATTGAAGAAATGAATCGTGATAATAAACCTAACATGGATAAGGTAAAAATAGGTGGTATCGTCTATGAAATCGAAAAAATAACTGATTTACAGGGAAAAACAGGAGAATGGGGGCATATTGAGTACAAGACATGCAGGATTGTTCTAGACGACTCAACTAGTCAACAAATCGAAGATCAGACACTTATTCACGAAATTACGCATGGTATTTTAGTTGAAGCTGGCTATATAAATCATGAAGAAGAGCAGGCAGACCGAATTGGGAAAATTCTTTATCAGGTTTTGGTTGATAATGACTTTTCATGGCTAAAAAACAGAAAGTAGGCGATCCAACATCTTGACTGGCAGGAATAGACTGCTATTTATATCATAATTCTAACCGCATCGAAATCGAGGCGGTTTTCTTATGCCCTGAACATGGCGTTAAAAGGTTCAACTATTGGACAAGTCCGTAGTCCTAACAAAAGCGGAGCGTCTGGTGATGGAGAACACCTAAAAAGCCTAGCGTAGAGGAAAGGATTTTCAAAATGAAAAAAGAACAACTGGCAAACATCGGCTTAACTGAAGACCAAATTTCTCAAGTCTTCGCTTTGTATGGTGCTTCCGTCCAAAAGTTAAAGGATGATGTGGCAAGTAAAGATAGCGAATTGGAGAGCGTGCGTGGACAGCTGACACAACGTGACAAAGACTTGAATGATTTGAAGAAAAAAGGCGCAGATGTTGAAGATATTCAGCAAAAGCTAGAGGACTTACAAGCTAAGTACAAACAAGATACAGAAGCGCTTGAGATGAAACTAGCGGATGAGAACAAATCTCGCTTAATCGATGCTGAGTTGACAAAAGCTGGCGTTCGAGACGCAGAAATTTTTGAGAAAATCTTAAACAAAGACGAAATCTCTGTAAAAGATGGCAAATTGATTGGCTTAACTGAGCAAATCGAGGCTCAGCGTGCTAAGAGTCCATATCTCTTTAACGGGGAGAAACAAGCCCAATATACGCCAAACCAAGGCGATGGGCAAGGTGCTAATTTAGGGAGTTGGGAAACTGCTATGAGCAATCTTGACTTTAACCTAACTCAATTTTTAGAACAACAAGGAGAAAATAACTAATGGCTAATGAAATTACAAAAATTCTAGACACGATCACACCTCAACAGTACAATGCCTACATGCAACAGTACACTGCTGCTAAATCTGCTTTCGTTCAAAGTGGTATCGCAGTATCAGACGAACGTGTCTCTAAAAACATTACATCTGGTGGTCTTTTGGTCAACATGCCTTTCTGGAATGACCTTACTGGCGATTCTGAAGTTCTTGGAAATGGCGACAAAGCCCTAGAAACTGGAAAAATTACTGCTGGAGCAGACATCGCCTGCGTTCTTTATCGTGGACGTGGTTGGGCTGCCAACGAATTGACTGGTATTGTAGCCGGTTCTGACCCAGTCCGTGCTATCTTGAACCGTATCGGTGCTTACTGGTTGCGTGAAGACCAAAAAGCCTTGATTGCTACCTTGAATGGTATCTTTGCTACTGGAACAGGTGGAGAGAAAGGTGCGCTTGAAGAAACTCACGTATCAGACCAATCAAAAGCGTCTACTGGTATCGATGCAGCTATGGTGCTTGACGCTAAACAATTGCTTGGAGATTCTGCTGATCAAGTTACTGCTATTGCTATGCACTCAGCGGTTTACACTAAACTACAAAAAGATAACTTGATTCAATACATCCAGCCAACAACTGCGACTATCAACATTCCAACCTACCTTGGTTACCGTGTCATTATCGATGATGGTATTGCACCAACAGGAGATGTTTATACATCATACCTTTTCCGCACAGGTTCAATCGGTCTCAATACAGGAAATCCATCAGGATTGACTACATTTGAAACTTCTCGTGAAGCTGCTAAAGGTAACGACATGATTTACACTCGTCGTGCCCTTGTGATGCACCCGTACGGCGTGAAATGGACTGGCGCAGAAGTGGCTGAAGGAAACATCACTCCATCAAACACTGACTTGGCTAAATTCAAAAACTGGCAACGTGTTTATGAGCCTAAGAACATCGGTATTATCGCTTTGAAACACAAAATCGGCAAATAGATTGGGTAACAGAATATGATTCAAGAATTGAAACAAGACAACACAATGTACTTGATCTCATGCGTCCGGAAAATGCGTCAGGATAATTATTTCAAAGATATGGAAGTTCTTCACTACGCTTTGACCCAAGCAGAAAACGAGATTTTGAATTATATTCACCAAGACAGTGTGCCTGGACGTTTAGAGAACGTATGGATAGACATGACTAACGACTTACTGGACAAGGTCAAGGAGCAAAGCGTGCTTGCTGAAAAAGCTGACGCAGACGACTTTTCGGTCAAGAGTATCAAAATGGGTGATACGACAATCGAAAAGGTTAGTCCTTACGAAATGATTCAACGAATGAAACAAGTGCCGTCATCACTTGAGCGCTACAAGCGTCAGTTGAATCGTTTTAGGAAGCTACTATGACCGAATATGCTAAGACAGTCTTTGATTGCTTGTATGACTGTAAAATGACGGTGAGAGGTTATACAGAGCAAGAGATAGACGGTTTGACCAGTATGTCAGAAAGCGTGCTGTTAGAGGACATTCCCTGTAGGATTTCACAAATGAGCAATAGTTCAACGAACGGGAGCGACTATCAAGCTAACGGCTATGATATGAAACTCTTTTGCTCTGTTGTCTATGATATCCCTGCAGGTTGCAAGATTGAGGTGACTGATAGAAATGGGCACGTTAAAGTGTTTACACGCTCTAATGTGCCTATTGATCAGTATTGGTCACACCAAGAAATTGCTATAAAGCTAGAGGGCAAGTCATGAGTGGCAGTTTTGATTATCGTAGTTTCGCTAAGTTTGCTGACAACTTCAACAGGAATGCGAATCATGCGAAAGTAGACCGATTTATGAGACAGACCTTGAATTACGAAGGCACAGAGCTAAAATCCAAAGTGAAAGAGAGAACACCTGTCGGTGTTTATACGGATCATTGGGTTGAGTTCACAACCAAAGATGGCAAACACGTCAAATTTTGGGCAAGTGCTCATGGTAAACAAGGCGGAACCTTGCAAAAAAGCTGGTCTAAAAGCCATATTGAAGTATCTGGACGGACTTATAAGCAGAAAGTTTATAACAAGGTCTACTATGCCCCACACGTTGAGTACGGGCATAAGACGGTCAATGGTGGCTTTGTTCCAGGGCAGTTTTTTCTTCATAAAACGGTTGAAGATACTAAAAGCGATATGGAAAAGCGTGTCCGTGATAAGTATGATGGCTTTATGAGAAAGGTAGTGTTAGGAAATGGCAAATAAAGGCTTTCGGTTAGTCGAGGAGTTAGTTAGTCACATCAAGGGGTTATATCCTGACATCAGGATTTATCTGGATGAAGTAGAGCAAGGTTTTAAAGAGCCTTGTTTTTTTATCCATGTGGTTGATACTAAGTACACTCCAGAGGCCAATAAGTATGTGAAAGTACGTTCTAAAGTGGATTTGTCTTATTTTCCTCCTAAGAAGAAGCGTAGTGAGTGTTTAGCAATGCAGGAAGAATTGAGTTATAAACTCTTACACTTGCCGACGATTCATTTATTTGACCGTCAGTATGAAGTGGTTGACAACGTTCTGCATTGTATTTTTATCGCAAGCACACGCTTGAAGTTAGAAGAGGAAGATATCAAACAACGTGAATTGAAAGTGAAAGAAGAGGTGAAAGATGGATAATGTAGACGGAATTGTGTTCCCTACTGCGGACATTTTGGAAAGTAGCGCTTTTACCAACGGAGAAAAAGACATCTTGGGAGCTATTTTAGATCCAGAAGAGTCTTATGGCTTGGAAGAAGCAAGAGCAAAACTAGAATACGAACTAGGAAGGAAGATTAAGTAATGGCAGGTGGAAATTGGAAACGCCAAAATAAAGTAAGACCAGGTGCTTACATCAACGTCAAATCAAAAGACATTGCAATGACTCGCCTTGGGGGCGATGGTGTCGTAACAGTACCGCTAGCACTCAGCTTCGGTGAATCAAAGAAATTGATGAAGATCCGACGTGGTGAAGACCTATTTAAAAAGCTAGGTTATGAGCAAGAAAGCCCTCAGCTTTTGTTGCTGAATGAAGCATTCAAACGTGTGAGTGAAGTCTTGCTTTATCGTCTAAATACAGGAGAAAAGGCAAACGTAAGCCTTTCAGACAACGTAACGGCTCAAGCCAAATATAGCGGTGTCCGTGGGAATGACATCACAGTAACAGTCAAAACAAACGTAGACGACCCAAGTTCATTTGATGTTGTCACGTTCCTTGATACTGTTGTTATGGACTCACAAACTGTAAAAGTCTTGGCTGACTTGAAAAACAATGATCTAGTTGAATTTTCAGGAACTGGCGAACTGCAAGCGGTGGCTGGTGCTAAACTTACTGGTGGTACTGACGGAACAGTGTCAACTCAAGACTACTCAGAATACTTCAAGGCGCTTGAAACAGTTGAATTTAACTATATGGCCTTGCCAGTAGAAGACGCTTCTATCAAGAAAGCAGCTATCAACTTCATCAAACGTATGCGTGAAGACGAAGGACTTGGCGCTCAATTGGTTGTTGCAGACTCTGACGCTGACAGTGAAGCGGTTATTAACGTTAAAAACGGCGTTATCTTGTCTGACAAGACAGTTATTGACAAGACTAAAGCGACTGTATGGGTTGCAGCAGCAAGCGCAAATGCTGGCGTTGAGAAATCATTGACTTATGAGAAGTACGAAGATTCTGTTGATGTTGTGGGTCGTTTGAGCCATACAGAGACGATTGCTGCTCTTCAAAAAGGACACTTTGTGTTCACGAACAAACGTGATAGAGCAGTTGTTGAAAAAGATATCAACTCACTTGTAACTATCACATCAGAAATTAATCAGGATTTCCAAAAAAACCGTATGCTTCGAACCTTGGACGATATTAGAAATGATACAAAACATGTATTTTCTGAATATTTCCTTGGAAAAGTTGACAACGACGAAGATGGACGTCAAGCGTTCAAGGCGAATCGTATTCGTTACTTCAAAGATCTTGAGGCTCGTGGTGCTATTGAAGACTTCAAAGTTGAAGACATCGAAGTGCTTCGTGGTGAGTTGAAAGAGTCTGTAGTAGTTAACGTTAAAGTTAAACCAGTGGACAGCATGGAAAAACTGTATATGACAGTTGTAGCAGATTAGGAAAGGAGAAAGCATGGTTTATTTGAAAGGTCGTGACGTGATTAGCGGTCAGGAAGGTACCGCTTTTATTCACGTCGATGGCAAAAATGAATTCATGTTCTATGTAAAGGAACTTGAAGCGACAGTTAAGAAAAACAAAGAAGAAGTTCGTACTTTGAACTATCGTGGCACGCAAGTGAAAGCGACTGGTTTCAAGGGCGAGGGCAAGATGACAATCTACGGTGTCACTTCAACATTCAAGGAAATGATGTTGGACTACATGAAGAATGGTCGTGATACATTCTTTGATATTCAAGTAACAAATAACGACTCTACTAGTTCAATCGGTCGTCAAACAACTATCTTGCGTGAATGTAACCTTGATGAAGTTGTAATGGGACAATTGAAAGTTGAAGATGATTTCTTGGAAGAAGAAGTCAACTTTACTTTCGAAGATGTGGATATTTTAGAAAAATTCGGTGCGCCTAAATTAGGTTAGAAAGAGGATAGATAAATGGCAATTTCAGACTTTTTACTAGAAAACGTTCAGCAGGAAGAAACAAAGGAAGTACACCTTAAGCGTTTCAAATCTCCTTTCGTCATTCGCAGTATTGACGAAAGCCTAAATGATACATTGAAGAAACGTGCGACAATCAAGAAGAAAAACCGTCAAGGTGTGGCTATTCCTGAGTTCAACAACGATAAGTACATTGACTCTTTGATGTCTGCCTGCGTTGTTACGCCAGACTTGAAAGATGCTCAACTACAAGAGTCTTATCGTACTGTTGGGGATGAAGCAGCAACCTTGAAAGCTATGTTGAAGATTGGAGAATATGCTACCCTAATGCAAGAAATCCAGTCGCTTAACGGATTTGATGAAGATATCAATGATCTTGTTGAAGAAGCAAAAAACGACTAGAGGACGGGGACGCAGAGTTGAGTTATGCTTACTACTGTTTGCATCAATTCAACTGGACTCCGTCCTTTTTGGATAGCTTATCCAAGCGTGAAAAAGCCTTGATTTTTGCCTTTATCGATATCCGAGTAGAGGCAGAAGAAAAGGAACACAAAGAAATGGAAAGAAAAAGCAGAGGAAGGAGGAGACGGTAGAAGATGGCTACATTAATGCAAACGCTGGCGCTTAGAGATAATTTCTCAAGCCCTTTAAATCGAATTAATAGCACAATCAACAGGACTATTGCTAAGTTCGGAGAGTTGGATAGACGTGTCAAGAAGATGACGCAAACTGCAACGATTAAAGTCAAAGCAGATATGCCTAAAAATTTAACTGCGCCTAAAGCTACTAGCCCTGTAGCGCCTA